GGCAGAGGAAATTAACGCCCGCACCCCCATGGAGGAAGTTGCTGATTTGCTGCCAGGTGATTTCTTTGGGCGATAGGCTGACCCCTTCTTCTACGATGCCATGATCGGCAGCAAAGATGATGTTTTGCGGATGTTGCAGGGTAGGAGTCAGAGTTTGCTGGATGAGGCCTATTTGCAATGCAAGACTTTCCAAAGTGCCTAAAGAGCCTTTCGGCTTGGTCAGGTTGTTGATTTTGTCAATCAATGCCGGGCGAATGGCTTCGTTCGGACGGGAGATATGAAATGTTTTCATCGTATTCTTTCAATATTCAATTTTTCTTCTTTAATTCTTTATTCCTTTAATCTCTTATTTTTAATCTCTTATCTTCTTTTATTTTTACAGGTATGCCTGACACCATTAGAATGACTTCGTCTGCCTGCGAAGCGATGTATTGGTTCATCCAGCCTTGCATGTCCGTAAACTTCCGCTGTATCTCGTTTTCGGACGTACCTCCCATGCCTATTTCATTGGTGACAAAAATGAATGTGGCATCTTGTGAGGTAAAGCGGTCGAATTCTTCTTTGGCGGCGGTAAGGGCTTGGTCAGTATCGGCTTTAAGGTCGAAGAAGAAGTTGGTACACCACAGTGTAATGCAGTCTATCAGGATGGTGCGCCCGGACAGTGCATGGCGGCTCAACTCTTTTTCTTCTTCTATGTTGGTCCACTCAGGGCCACGTCTTGCCTGATGATGTATCACCCGTTTGCGAAACTCTTCGTCCCATATGCGTGCCGTAGCAAGATAGACAGGGGTGGAAGAGAGACTTAGAGCCAGCTTTTCGGCATAAGTGCTTTTGCCCGAACGGGACCCACCGGTGATAAGTATAATTCGTTTCATTGATTTTCTTGAGGTTTACAGGAAACAAATGTACATGAATTCTACGGTAGTGGCAAGAACAGAACATTTTTTAGTGGTTTCATTTTTTCTTTTTTAAAAGATTTCATTACCTTTGCCNCATTGAAAATCAGGCAGTTACAAATAAAGTGACTGCCTGATTTCTTTATATATGCTGCATAACATACCCTTTTAGACCCTTTTAGGCCCTTTTAATCCTATCTTTGTATGCAAATTCTATGCAAATTTTTTGATTTGCATAAACAAAAAGAAATAGATATATGGCAACAGTTAAATTCTACCTTGATAAAAGAAGGCAAAAAAAAGATGGGACTTATCCTCTAAAGTTGAACGTGTTCCATAATAAACAAATAATGATAGCTACACAATTAAGCGCATCGGATAAAGAGTGGGCTGGAAATGAGTATTCTGTACGGGCACAAAATTATAAACCAAGAAACATTGTCGCTCGCGGGATAATAAACAAGGCGGAAACTGTAATATTAACGTTGGAGCAACAGGGTAAGTTGAAATCAACAACGGATGCATCATTAAAAAAAATGATCGAAGAAGCCATAAGCAATAAGACCCAAAACGAAAAGACATTCTTATACTATCTTGATGAATTTATATCGAAAAAGAATAATCAAGGTACCAAGACCGTATATACAACCACAAGGAACAAGATTAAAGAATATGATAGCCGCTGTACATTTGAAAGCATGGATAAATCGTGGCTTGAAAATTTTGAAGCGTGGATGGCAAAGACGATGAAAGTTAACGCCTACGCTATTCATTTACGGAACATACGCACCGTATTCAACTATGCCATTGATGAAGAGTACACGACATTGTATCCATTCAGAAGATTTTCAATAAAAAAAGAGGAAACCCGGAAACGCAGCCTCACAGTAGAACAGCTTAGATTATTAAGAGATTACCCATGTGAGGAGTATCAGATAAGATATAGAGATATATTTATGCTTATGTTTTACCTTATAGGGGTAAATGCAGCCGATTTGTTTAACGCAAAACATTCCGCATTGGTAAACGGTCGCTTTGAATACAAAAGGGCTAAAACGGGGAAATTATACAGCGTAAAAGTAGAACCGGAGGCTATGGATATAATAGAAAAATATAAAGGGAAAAGCTATCTTCTCAATATAATGGATGAATACAGGAATTACAAGGACTTCCTGCATCGAATGGGGATAGGACTAAAGCAGATCGGGAAACTTGAACGAAAAGGATTAGGCGGGAAAAAGATAAGAACTCCTCTGTTTCCTGATTTATCCTCTTATTGGACGCGTCATACTTGGGCCACAATAGCATCTGAGCTCGACATTCCCAAAGAGGTAATAGCGCATGCTCTTGGGCACAGCTGGGCAAACGGAACCACAACGGATATATACATACGCTTTGATAACAAGAAAGTGGATGAAGCTAATCGAAAGGTAATAGATTACGTAAATAAAAAATAAGCAAGCCAATTGCCTGCCTATTCTTTCACGAAGTCAACTTTGTAATCCAATGCCTTTGCAATTTTGGAAAGAATATCTATACCCGTACTGTATTTTCCAAGCTCTATACGGGCTATGTTTCCGGGAGCAATCCCAGTTAACTCGGATAATTGCGCTTGCGATATTCCTTTTGCCATGCGAAGCTCTGCTATTCGCTTACCTATTCGTTCTCTGTCATTCATGGTTATCTGATTACTGCATCCTCTATTCTCGCAGGATATGGTCTGCCTAATTCATTCTTCGCATTCACTCTCTCAAGATCGATGGTAAGACCGGATATGTCTATACCTGCCTCTTCTGCCAATTCTCTTACTTGGTCTTCGTCACGAGCTATCGCATGGTACAATATAGTATCGCTGTGTTCTTCGTCAAAAATATTATAGCTATTCATATTATTTGCCCGTCATGCCGATAGCGCAGCATTATATATTATAATTTAATTTCGTTTTCGATTGCAAACTTAGCAAGGCAATAAGCCTGTTTTTCAGAACATTTCATATATTTATCAACAGATTGACAAATTGAAACAATAAAGTCATTTCCGGATTCTTCAGCTTTCATTTCAATTTTAGAAAGCATTTCTGCTGAAATCTGATAGCTCATAGAGTTTCTGTCACCGGATGCGCATCCATTAATCCACATCATTTTGTTTTGAATTTCTTCAAGTGGGGTTAAAGCTTTCAATTCTGCCTTTTTGGGTGATTTTTTCAAGGAAACACCATTTTCGTCGGTAAGGTTGAATGCCATTTCCTTTTTTGAGAATCCAGCCTCATAAGAAACTTCTACATAGCCGGTTGATTTGGTGATAATACGAGTGATAGTACCTTTTTGACCTTTTTTGTTGAAAACAACTTGATTGATAGTAATCATAACTTTATGCCGCTTATCCGTTGCCGCCGGTTCTATTGTTATTTGATATTGCAAATATACTATCAAATTTGATAGTAAGCAAGCGAAATAAACTTTATTTTTTATGCTATACAACATGTAAGTCGCAATAAGACAAAGACATTATTTTTAACTAAATAAATTGTAAATATCACATATTGTTTATTATCTTTGCAAAAGCATGTCAAGTGGCATGTGTACCCATACTGACGAAAAGACATGAAAGGACTTACAATCAAACAAGAAAACTTCTGCAATTATTACATTGAAAGCGGTAATGCTTCCGATGCTTATCGTCGTGCCTATTCGTCCGAGAAGATGAAAGACAAACAAATATGGGAAGAGTCTTGCAAGCTGTTATCTCGCCCAAATGTAGCCCAAAGGGTGAAAGAGCTCCAGGAAGAGCAGAAAAAAAAATCCGATATTACCAAAGAGGAAATAATCAAGTTGTGCGCTGATGTTATCAGGGGAAAGTCCATTACTGACTATACAGAAGAGTATGACGGAAAGAAGAAAGTAAAAACCGTTTCCAAAACATGGGCAATAGAACGTGTATGCAAGATGTTCGGTCTTGACGAGCCTACAAAGATTGATTTGAAGAGTATGCTTTTTGACGTCGATACAGGAGATGAGTAAAAATGAAAAGATCACATTTGATTATCGGAAATTCAATCCAAACTTTCATCATTTAAAAAAAGCATTAAAAGATGATGATATCCGGTTTATCTTTTTGATCGGTGGCTCTTCTTCGTCCAAATCCTTTTCGGTTGCACAGGCTATATTACTGTTCTGCTTATCTGACGGATATAATACTCGTGTTTATAGGAAGACTGGTGCAACCATAGCGGACAGCATATATAAGGCATTTAAGGAAGCAGCTAACAGTCTCGGCATTTCAAAAGCGTTTGATTTTAGGGAAAACGCTATTAAATGCTTCAACGGCTCATATATCACATTTAGCGGTCTTGATGATCCTGAAAAGATAAAAGGTCTTGAAAGTTATCAGTTTGTCGTATGCGAAGAATTGAGTGATTTTGCCGAAGCTGACTTCAAGCAGATAAAAAAACGTTTAAGGGGCCGTTTGGGCCAAAAGATAATATCCATGTTTAACCCCATATCAGAGGAGCACTGGATAAAGAAGAATGTGTTCGACAAAGAGGACTTGCACGAGGTCGACAATTATCTGTATGGTATTAAAAACACATTGACAGGAGATGTATTGTCAAAGGAATACACTACAATAACCAAAAAACTTATTAACTCTCCCCGCATAATAACCAACCCACGTACAGGAGAAGAGGAAGTGCATGCGCCTGATACGTTGATATTAAAGTCTACCTATCTTAATAATTTTTGGGTTGTCGGTTCTCCTGACGGCACTTATGGTTTTTATGACAGGCAGGCGGTTGCCGATTTTGAAAAGGATAAAAATAGAGATTATAACTATTACCGCATTTACGCTCTTGGAGACTGGGGTAGCATAAGGACTGGCGGAGAATACCTGTACGCATTTGATACAGGAAAACATAGGGGGAACTATCCGTATGATTCTAAAACACCCATTCATATATCGGTTGATAATAACGTACTTCCATATATTACCGTAACGCTATGGCAAAAAAACGACAACAATTTTAGGCAGATACACGAAATATGCGCGGAAGATCCTAATAATACCGTTACTCAGGCAGCGTCAATGACAAGGGACTGGCTTACGTCTATTGGATATGCGGATGTGTTATTTGTTCATGGGGATGCCACTACAAGAAGCGGTAATACAATAGATGACGAAAAGAGGTCATTTTTGGATAAGTTTATTGAGTGCTTGGAACAGAGGTTTGTAGTTAATGACTGCGTTCCCGCCTCAAACCCTTCAGTCGCTTTGTCGGGTGAGTTTATAAACGCCATATTGTCCGGTAATCTATACGGAATAAATATAGGTATAGACGATTCTTGCAAGAAGTCAATAAGAGACTATGAGAACGTGAAGAAAGATGCTAACGGGGCTATTTTAAAGCAAAGGATTAAAAATAAGGAAACCGGGCAAAGCTATGAGGAGTTCGGACATTGTACGGACACATTTAGATATGTTGTTGTAGATGTGTTCAAAGATGAATATACAAGATTCTCCCTCAAGAGGAAAAGAAGTGTTCAATCCGAAGATGATGTGTTGTACTTTAATGCGGATGCAGCCGGAAGCGAGTTGTTATACGTTATTCCTGATAATTTCGGAATGATGACCGCTGTATCGTGCGTTATACATGATTACATAGATATAGAGGATGTAGTATATCATGGCTGCTATGACAGCGATATGTTATTCAGATGTGTTGAAAACGCAAAGGGTCTCGTTATATTCGAGTGCGAAAAAGCATTCTTCCATACAGTAAGGGAGTTGAGGGAATTAAGGGAAATAAAGGTAATATCTTCTTCATCCGACTACAAGCTTAGAATAGAGGCTAACAAAGACTTTATCAAGAAGAAAGTAAGGTTTNCCTTTGGTATGTTAAGTAACATACTACCCATTGTTGAACTAAAAGACCAAAGGCGATAATCATGTATATGGTTGTTGCCTTTTTTATTTAAGCATGAATTTATCTTTTGAGACAAAGAATTTTCATTTATCTATTGGAGGCAAGTCCAAAGATTTAATCAGCGACAAACAGGGGAATGTCTACGGATATGTGCGCAACACGCTATATGACATCGCCTCTCCTTATGTAGCCTCCGATAACTTCATAACTCTATACGAATCTGTGCCGGAAGTGTTTTTCCCGGTAAGATATTTGGTAGACAAGATTGTCAAGGGTAATTTTATGCTAAAATCAACAAAGGACGATTCAGTCGTATTCAACAATGATAGCATAAACAAGTTCTTGACACAGCCAAACGCACTTCAATCATTTGATGAGTTCGTATCACTTCACTTTCTATATAAATTTTTGACAGGTAACTCATTTATCAAAGCATCTGTGTTTTCAGAATCACAAAAAGAACTATGGAAGAGATGCGATGATTATTGGGTCCTTCCATCCGGCAGCGTTGATATTGTAGCATACAACAATGCTCCCTTGTTTTCTCCGGCAAGTGTATCTGATATAATCCAATATTACAGACTGTCTTATTCCGGTATTATGGATGATATGCCGCCGGAAACTGTTCTTCATGTGAAGGAGCCTAATGTAAACACCTTTACCTGTAACCTCAAGGGACAAAGCAGGCTTGTATCACAGATAAAGCCTATATCCAATCTTATATCTGTGTATGAAGCAAGGAATGTGATATATACAAAGAGAGGCGCTCTCGGTATTATAGTATCAAGAAAAAAAGATGAAACCGGGACAGTCGCTCTAACTCCTGACGAAAAAAAGAATATCCGCGAAGAATACAATACTGTGTACGGATTAGGAGAAGATAAATATCCGGTAGCGATAATAGATACAGATACGGACTTTATTAGAACCTCTATGAGTATTCAGGAATTGCAACCGTTTGACGAGACGTTGCAGGATGCCATATCAATAGCCGGTGCGTTTTCTATACCTGCGCAGCTTGTGCCAAGAAAGGACAACAGCACTTTCAACAATCAGCAAACAGCGGAAAGAAGCGTCTACTACAACATCGTTATCCCGGAGGCTAAATCTTTCGCAAGAAGCCTTACCCGATTCTTAGGACTTGAAAACAGCGGTTTGTACTTAGATGTGGATTATTCAGACGTAGATGCCTTGCAATCAGGAAATAAAGAGAGACAAGAGACTTTAAACATCATCTCGGTAAAGTGTAAAAACGAGTTTCTTAGCGGGGTAATAACCCTTAATGATTGGCGGGCACAGATAGGTGAATCAAAGGTTTCAAACCCTTTATACGATAAGCTCATATTGGAAATGAGCGATCAGGAAGTGGATAGAATCAAAGGTATTATTTCTTCAGGTAACACAAAATCAAATAGCAATGGAGCAGCTTAGAGACATAACATGTAAGACAAGGACGAACGATGTTGACGAGAAAGGCATTGTAACTGTCGCTGTAAACGGAATAGGCATTCAGGATGCGGATGGTGACATATCGGCTAAAGGTTCTTTCAATAAAACGTTGAAAGAAAACTTCAGCAGGGTTAAATGGCTGTATAATCATGACAGAGGCATTCTGCTCGGATGTCCGATAGAGGGTAAAGAGATTGACGGAAACCTTGTTATGACAGGTGCTATCAATTTAAAAAAACAGATAGGGCGAGATGTGCTGGAGGACTACAAACTTTACGCAGAATACGGAAAGACCCTTGAACACTCTATCGGGGTAAAGGCTATAAAAAGAGACGATAAAGATAAAAGAATTGTAAAAGAGTGGTCTCTATGGGAATACTCAACCTTATCATCATGGGGAGCCAATCCGCAAACCTTTCTTATTGATATTAAGAACGCAGACAAGCAGACAATTCAGGAGCATATAGGTTTCCTTAAAAAAGCTCTTACGATGCGTTATTCCGATGATAAATTAAAAGAATTAGACATGAATTTAAGTTTGGTAGAAAAGGCATTATCCGGGCAGGATATTGTGACGTGTCCTCATTGCGGGCTTTCCTTTGATTACAATAGTGTGCCGGAAGAGACATTTGAAAACCAAGTATTGGACAGTGTAGGGAATTATACGCGCTGGATAGCAGAGGATGTAGTGTCTGCGGAAATGGCAAAGCTTAAACCGGAGATACAGGAACAGGTTCTTAATATCATATCATCAAAGAAAAGCGTCGAAGAACTTGCCGCCTATGTAAGGTGCCCTAAATGCTATGCAAGGATTTATAAGAGTTTCATAAACAAGAATACAGAGCCGCCGGAGGGCACTCACCAAGAAGAAAGCCGCAAAAGCACTTTTTCATTGGAGGGACTCGCTATTAAAGGTTTAATATAATAATTAGAAAAAATGAATTTGATTGAATTTGCAAAAAAAGAAAACGAATTGACATTGGAGGAAAAGCAAACTCTTGGTACAATTCAAAAAAAGGTGAATGATACGGTGGAGGAGCTTCTCAAAGGGCTTATCTCTGAAAGTTCATTCAACGAGAAAATGAAAAACGTAGATGAGCAGCTTAAGGCCCTAAACGAAGATGGCAAGGTTGGTCTTGCTGTTAAGGAACTGGGAGAGTTCAAAGAAGAAATCAAAGAGTTGTCAAAACAGCTGGAAGTGTTGAAGGCAAAGGGCTTTAACGTAAACGGCAACTCTAACAATCTTGGCAAAAAGATTGATGAGTTCTTGGATTCAGAGAAGTTTAAAGACTTCTTGGACGGGAAAACAAAGAGTTCAGGCCGTTTTGACATTGATTTGAAAGATGTGACAGACCCGGTCAGCATGACTAATGACTATGCCGGAGACAAGCTAATCACTCGTCAAAGCAGCCTTGTTGTAACTAAGATCAATGAAGGAGCGCACATTCGCGACATCATGACCGTAGACCAGGGAGACCCTGCATATCCTACAATCACATTCACGCAGATCTACGATCTTGACAGAAACGCTGCTGCTGTTTCAGAGAACGGAAGACTTCCTGAATCTTCATTCAAGATCAAGGAGCAGACCGTTGGCGTGTGCCGCATTGGTACTTATGTTCCGTTGAGCAAGCGATTGCTTAAGTCTCGTATCTATGTACGCTCATGGCTTATGAACCGTCTTGCCTCTTGGGTTAGAATGGCTGAGGATTTCCAAATCATGTTCGGTGACGGACAAGGCGATAATTTGAAAGGTATTGCAAACTACGAAGATATTCTTCCGGCAGAAAATATAATCGGCAAAGACGTGGTAACCGGCGCTAAGGGTTCTGTTAAGTCGGTAAGCACTTACAATGGCGGCAAACAGTCCATTGTTGAGTTTACAGAAGCACAGCCTGAAATCATGGACGGTCAAAAGATTACGTTTGCAGGTTCTTCCGTTGAAGGTTTCAACTCTACTTATGTTGTTCATAAGATGAATGACAGAAAGATTGTTGTTGACTATGCATACGCTGCCGTAGCTGATGCGACATCCGCTGTCACATTCACAGTTAAGAACAACCTGTTCAATTCTGTTGTATCTCCTAATATCGGCGATGCAATCAATGCTATCTTCGCAATCATGACCTATGCGGAATACACGCCTTCGTTCATTGCGCTTAACCCGTCTACCGTATTCGATGCAGAAACGGCAAAAGATACATCCGGACGGTCTCTCGGCCTTGTTACTACTGTTAACGGTGTCAAGTATATTTCCGGAAGACCTATTATTGAAACAACGAAGATCAACCCGGGCAAGTATTTTGCAGGAGATATGACAAACGGCGCTTCTCTGGTAGACTGGAGCAATCTTAGCGTTGAGTTCGCAGAAGATGTGGAAACAAAGCTCCGCAATACTGTTGTCCTCATTGCACAGGAAGAGGTTCAGATGCCTGTTTACAACCCGGCTGCATTTACATACGGTAATATTGCCGATGTGATAACTGCCATTAAAGTTGCTGCCTAATGGATAAGGTTATAATTATACGAGGTAGTCAACTGGAAGTAGATAAGATCATTCAGGAAAACCGAATAAGGAAGGAAATGGGGCTTATTTCCATTGAGGAAGTCGCCCCTGAATCCTCCGAAAAACGCGAGATTCCTGAAAAACGAGAAAAGACATCTCCGGTTGCGGACAATAAAAATGTTTAATTATGCTCATTGATTATGCTTTTTTTCAAGGGCCGCTATTTATTAGCGGAATAATTTCTCCGGATGTTGCTCCGTCATTGACAACATCTGCTATAACAGGAGATGTGAACAACTATATATCCTATTATGAGACGGAATACCTGATAAAGGTTCTTGGTAAAGAAGTATATGAACAATTTTCCGAATATCTCCAGTCAGAAGAGAAAGAACCTGTAAAACTGTGGGATGATTTAAAGAGCATGCTGGTTGGCACTATGGGAGGGATGAAAATCTCTCCTATTGCCAATTACATATACTTTTTCTACGCAAGAAACCATCAATGCGATGTAACCGTCAACGGTGTAAAAAGAGACAGCGATGTCGGTGATCTTGTATCTCCTATGGGGAAAATGGTTTCTGCATGGAATAGCATGGTTAGAATGAACGCAGACCTTTATAAATGGCTTGATACGCAACATATAGAGGGCTGGACGTTCGATAAATCATTATTGAAACCTGTAAACACATTCAATCTATGATAGTAGAGATTTTCAGCGATATATGCAAAAGAGTGTCTTCCGAAGTTGGGTATGACGTGAATTATATATTCGGCGACAGTACATATATAAGGGAAGCCATCTTGACGCAAAAGAAGATACCACAGACCGCTACAAAACGCTTTCCTTTAATCGGGCTTTATACGCCATTCGTAGAGGATAAGACAGATAGCAAGGTGTATTGCAAGGCTGATGTCAATATAATCATAGCAGTAAACACGCTCAAAGATTACACCAATGAGCAGCGTATAGAAGTATCTTTCAAAGGTTTGTTAAGACCGTTGTATGATGCTCTAATCAAGGAAGTGGGTGCTGAAAAAAGGTTTGATTTTGGATATTCGGGGCATGTGGCTCATTCTTATTCGGAAAATCTTGTATTCGGTCGAAGAGGCGCTTTTGACGCCGACGGAAAGGAGATTGAAGAAAAGATTGATGCTATTGAAATAACTAATTTAAGTTTAACGGTAAAAAAAATAAAATGCTATGGCAACAGATTATAGACAATGTCCGGGGGTTGCAACCTTTAATACGGGAAATTCCGTATGCGTGTTAGACCCCGGCAAGGTAAAAGCTATCATATTGGTAATGCATGGGTATAAGTTACCCAAAACTCTGACAGCGGACGCTTTGGAAGCGGCCTGTCATGCAGACCGACCGGGAAGAATATTTCCGATTAAAACGATTGTGGAATACGCTCCATCAGGCGGGGAAGCGCAAACCTCAGCGACAGGTTACGGACCTACAAAAATCACAGGATACTCGCCCAAAAACGATGTATGGACGCTTGAAAATTACGATGCAAGCCTCAAGGCTAATCTTATGGCTGCAAAGAATACAGCGTTTGATGCATATTTTGTGGACGAGAACAACGTGATATACGGCATGAACGACGGTACGGAAGAACTGGCCGGAATCGAACTGTCCGGCGTATATCCGGGCGGTCAGGACTGGGATTCTTCCGGCACAGAAGCCAACCTCACTATTGCAACGATGTTCAAGGATTACGAGAAGTATATCAAGAACGCTGGTGTAAAGGCTTGTGACTTTGACGTTGTCGGAGCGCTGAAAGGGCTTGTTTATGTTGAGCTGGTTTCAACAGAATCAAAGAAATACAAGCTTGTTGAGCACTTCGGAAGACTTGATATAACCCCATACTACGGAGCGTTGCTTCAAGAAAATGCGACTACTGCATTACCCGGTGCAACAAGTGTATCCTACGCAAACGGTGTTATTACCGTAGGCGAGGGAGAACCGACACTTGCTTCCCCCTCTGTGTTGCAAGGAGCCGGAATCACAGGCATAGAGGCTTGGGGATGAAAGTAGAAGGAATTACATTCAACGATGAGAGAGTAAGAAACATGAAGAAGAGGGACTTCATAAACTCTCATAAGGATGTGTTTTTTCTTGACCGTCCGATAGAGGAGCGCGAAAAGGTGCTTTCTTCCATTTACGAGGATATAGCCTCTTCCGGTGCTCAAAGGCAGAAGAAAGACGGTGATATGTAACTGTGTTGTGTATATTAATTAGGGGTGTTCATTTAGTTCACCCCTTAATTGTATTTGTTATGGCTAATATAATTGATGCGGAAAAAGCCGTAAAACAGTTCGTTGAGGGGTTTGAACCTATGATACGGGGTGTAATGGTAGAAAATAGGGAGGAGGTTTCACAATATATCGTAGAGCAGTTATGGTCAGGTATTAACGGAAACGACAAACCATTACGTCCTACCTACTTCAATGATCCATATTTTAAAACAGAGGAGGCCGGATATTGGTATAAAAACGCAAAAGGATATGCAGCTTTTAAGGAAAAGAACGCCCCGCTTATGCATTCTGATTTAATAAACGCACCTGTTAGTTCAAAGGGAACGCCTAACCTTATAATTACAGGTGAGTTTCACGATTCAATTACGGCTACTCCGACAGACAAGGGGCTAAAAATAGGAAGTGAGGGTGTCAGTTTCAGCAGCGATATAGAAAAGAAATACGGTCAGGCAATTTATCGTGTCGGTTCCTATGCCCGGAAAACTTTTTTTAGAAGATGCCTAAAACAAGGTATTGAAGATTATTTCAGAAAATTCGGCTTGTAATGGGGTGTGCGTGCGAAAATAAAAAGAGAATGGCAGACATAGCCAATATGAGGACGCTTGCAAGGAAGGTGGCCCAAATGGAGGGTAAGGTATATGTCTTGTATGAGAATGGCGGAATATTCAATTTCTGCCCGCGGGGAGAGACGTTTAAAGGTGTATTTATAGAGTATGTTTGGTTCTGATATTAAAAATAGAACATAATTTTTTGTATAACCCCCGTAATTTTTCTGCCTTCAAATTGAAAAATATTAAAAATAGAACAAAGGCGGGAGTTACCCCGCCTCTTAAGTTTACTTTTTAAGCCCCATTATTATCCGCATATTAGGCA